TAGCCTGTTGCGTTCGCCTCTAGATAGGTTATCAAAGTCCAAGTCTTGTCCTAGTTGTGTAATCTCAACTGACAAATCATTTTGGAATTCAACTTGGTGTGGTAAGCCTAGTTTGTCTAAATAGTATGTTAGCCTGTTGTTCAAGTACGCCAAGTTCTGATCAATGATCTTTTTGCGGATGAACGAGTCTTTGTTTGTCAAAAGTTTCAGTAGAAACTCCTGATGTTCACGCAAGTTAGTAAGATCATTTACAGGTTGCCAATCAATTTCTTGCAGTGCTGTTGTCTTCAAGTCATCAATTTGCGCTTGGTATGGATCTTCTTCTTGCGTTTTACTTATCAATGAACTGCGTAAATTATCTACGTTGTTTCTGTGTTCATATGCTTCTTTAGCACTCTCATAAAACGTGTTTGGACGTCCGTTGATATCGCCAATTTCGTTGAGAAACTCCATGGTTGCTTCTAATTTGTCTGCAACTTCTGTTTGGTAAGCAAGTGCATCGCTCAATTCTTTTTGTTTTTTGTTTTCAATTTCTGCTTTTTTATCCGCATGAAGCGTTTGACCGCAAGTGTAACAAATAGCATCGTCAAGTTCTTTAATATCCTTTTCAGCTTTGTCAACACCCTTGGTTGCTCGCATAAGTGCAGTTTCTAGTGTTGCTTTCTCTTTGTTCAAACTAGTTATGCGATTGTTCAGCTCTGTCCAGTTGGTAAGTTTGTCGTGTGCTTCTAATTCTGCATCAATATCTAGTTTTTCCAATTCTTCAAGAGCATTTTGCATTCTATCTGCATCAGTTTTGCGTTTTGCAACCCAAGCACGTTGTCTACCAGCAAGTGTTTCAATACTTTGTTCAATTTTTTTGTTGCTTGCTTCTATTGCATTGATCTTTAGTGTTTCTTCTGTGATAAAGTCTTTGGTTTGTTTGACTTTTTCTTTCAACAAGTCTGCTTTTTCAGTAAGAATAGTAATACCGAGCAACTGTTCAATGATTGCACGTTGATCATTTGCTCTCATACTGAGGAAAGGCTCTGTGTATGTGTTGAGTGCAACAATATGTTTGAACATATCGTGACTCATATCTAGCAAACTGTCAATATCTTTCTGTGTTTGACGACTATCGCCCTGTGATTCGTCAACATCTTCCTTTTGTTCGTGGTCATTTATATAAAACTTGAGAACATTTGGCGATCGTCCACGTTCGATCCGATATTGATTGTTGCCTTTTTCAAAGTTAAGGGTGACCAACATGCCTTTAGAGTTTGTCTTGTTGATAAGATTGTTTCTCTTGATGTTGGTCAGTGCTTGGCCGTACAAAGCGTAGGATAATGCATTGATTATCGTTGTTTTACCTGTACCGTTTCGTGATCCGGTGTCGTCACCTCCTTGGTCTAAGTTTTCACCAAGCACTAGAGTGAGTTGCTCCTTGTTGAAGTCAACTGCTTGGGTAACATTACCCACACTCATAAAGTTTTTTACTGTTAGGTCTTTAATTTTAATCATACTAACTCGTTGTAAATGTCTAATAACAGTTTTTTGTTGAACTGTTCGCTGTCAATTGCTTGGATCTCGTTGCTAACAATCTGATCTACACTTTCAAATTGTTCAATATCCAAGTCTGTGTTGATTTCCTCAATGTGTTTTTGAGGAATCAGTGTAATTTCTCTACAGTTGTAAGTTTCAATAAACGTTTCTTTGATATATGTTGCTTCTTCGAAGCTGATATCAATATCAAGTGTTACTCTCAAGTACATGCTTGGCTTGATCAGTGTATCTTTCTCATCGATCAACTGTGATAACTTGACTGTACGGTACTTAGGACACTCAGGCCAGTTGATGTATTCGGGTTCAGCATCGTTCTCACGGTCCAATATCATCATACCACGGTCATCGTCCCAAGCATCTGCATAGTTATGTGGGAAAGCATTGCCGATATAGTGGATCTTGCCTTGCTTTTGACGTTTGTGGAAGTGTCCTGAGAACACATACTCTTGATTCTTAAAGTGTTCGCTCTTTAGTTCACCGTGATCTGGCATTTGCACCATGGCATTCATATAGAAGCTGGGCAGTTCAAAGTGACCAAATAGGTATTTGGCTTGCAACTTCTCCATACGCTTCCATTCTTCACCTACCAACCACGGAACTAGTGCTACATCTTCAATAACCTGTATCTCATCTACCACTGTTATGTTTGGAATGTGTTTGGCAAACTCAGTTGACTTCACATCACGCTTGTCTTTGTAGTACAAGTCGTGATTACCAGCAAACATATAGAACTTTTCAAACGATTCGCCTAGTTTCTCTAACAATCGTATGGTTGTATCCATGGTTGTAAGGTTCAAACTGTTCCTATTATGGTGCCAGTCGCCGCAAAAGATGCCTGTTTCGCAATTGTTTGCTTGTGCTGTTTCGATATACCAATCGATATAGTCCTCACAGTCCTGATTATGGACACGACTGTTGCCTTTCATACCTAAATGTATGTCAGTAAATACTGCTGCTTTTTTAAACAATAGAATACTCCACTTCTAGTACAGTATAATGGAGATTAATTTAGAAATCAACCTTTATTTGCGTTTTCTCTACGCTGTGCTGCTTCCCACTCACCGCTGTGTAGTCTTGTGTGTGATGGATTCATATCATTCATCTCAAGAATGTCGTCTCTAATGTTTTGAGCACGTTTTTCAATGTTGATAACACGTACAAAACTGTTTGTAACTGCTGCTGTGTAGTATGCAAATGGGTTTTGTGACTTTGATTCGTCGAATTGTAGTCCAATTTGAGCAAGTTGTAGGATTGCTTGTCCTCTCATTTCGTCATTGTATGTGTATCCACGTACATTGCCTCGTGTTGCATAGCGATCACACAACTTCATCCACATACGAGCAAGTTCGTTTGTGGCTTTGCCGTGTGTTTTGTCAAAGTATCCGTTTTCCATTCCACCAACCCAATGACTTTTACCTACACACACTAGGTTATCGTTTTCGTCAAACTTATAGTGTTGGAAAGGAGGAAAGTTTAATTTTGTTTTGTGATCTGCTACTGTTTTTGGATTTTTCTTACGTCCTGGCTCGTCTGGCACGTGATCAAATGTCATTATACGGAATACAAGGTCTGTTTTTTCTATTTTTCTATAGTCTACTTCAAATTCTGCTTGTTTAACCTTTTTACCAGCAGCTTTTGCAGCCTCGTATGCTGCTGTTCCTTGTTTTTTTGCTTTGTTTCGCTTGGCTTCTGCTATGGTTCGAATGTTTATTTTGTCAATATCGGTTAATATGATATCATAATTTGCATATTCGGGTGCTACAAAACTGCAAAAAGTGCTTTTGCTTTTGTGTATCTCCGCTAACATGTCTTTGTTATTTAAATAATTTACTTTTCTTGCCATAATTAGATCAATCCTTTTTTACATTATAATATACGTACATATTTTTGTCAACTAAATAGTATATAGGAGTAAACATGGCTATTAATCCAAGACAAGCAAACAATTTGGGCAATGTCGATGCGCAAACAAGAACCTTTGTTGGTTCTCGTGGTTCTAGAGATATTGTTATTACAAATCCTGGCGATATTACCAGGCAAAGAAGATTGGGCAATCTTCCAAATGGTGCAGAACCATCTCAATCTCTTTCTCAAACAGCAACTTTTTTGCCAACTGATGATACACAACCTGATTGGCGTGTAAAAATCAGTGTTCCTACATTGTCTACATTTAGAACAAGTGCAATTTTACAACCTTTGGCAACAACTGGTTATAATGTTGTGTTTCCTGTGACTCCTATGATAAACTTTGTGACAAGTGCAATGTATGAAGATTTCTCTCCCGTACATAGTAATTATCCCTTTCCGTCTTATGTTAACAGTAGGACAGAAGATATCACAGTATCTGGTAGTTTTCCTGTGCAAACACAAGAAGATGGCTTGTATTGGCTAGCAACTATTCATTTGTTTAGAAGTTTGACCAAAATGTTCTACGGAGAAACCAGTGACAAGGGTGCCCCACCACCTGTTGTTAAATTAAATGGATACGGAAGTTATGTAATGAATAATATTCCAGTTGTAATAACACAAATGACATTTGATTTGCCAAATAACGTTGATTATTTACAAGTAGGTGCAGCAGGAATCACACCTGACAAATATCAAATGGTTCCAACCAATAGTCAAATCAACATTACTTGTAGACCAGTACACAGCAGAGCCAAAGTTAGTGAATTTTCGCTGGATAATTTTGTTTCTGGTAACCTTGCAGATAAAGGATTTATCTAATGGCACAATATGGCAAAACCAGTCCTTGGGGTAATACAGAATTTACTAACACAGGTGAATTAGATTTACTAAGAATCCGTCCTGTGCCAGCCGAAGATGATGATATTTTGTACACAATTGAACCGCAGTATACATATCGTCCTGACTTGCTTGCGTTTGACTTGTACGGTACTGCAAAGTTGTGGTGGATATTTGCACAACGCAATATTGATACATTAAAAGATCCTGTGTTTGATTTCATACCAGGTACAAAAATATATCTACCAAAATCGTCAGCAGTTAAAAAAGGTCTAAATTTATAATGGCAATCGAAACAAACTCTTTACATCAGTTTAGCAGTTTTAACAATATATTCACGTTTAGTTGTTTAACACGTGAAGAAATTGCTGTGCCTAACGAGACCTATAGAAGTTATGGCCCTGCTAATGTTATTTTCCAAAGTGGCGGCACATATAATAACAAAGTTACAACTGAATATGAAACAGCAATTGGCGGAAAATTAGAATATTACATTGACAATGTAATGATCGAAGCATTATGTGTACCAAACACCAAATCACGCAGTACAAATGCGACATATATTGAGTTTACAGTAACAGAACCATACAGCATGGGTCTTTTTTTGCAAACTTGTCAAATTGCAGCCAACACTAGCGGTTATACAAACTATCAACGTGCGCCCTACATGTTGAGCATTGAATTTATCGGCTATGATGACGATGGCGATATTATTGTTACAGAAAGTGGACAAAATCTTCGTAGAGATATTCCAGTAAAAATTACAAATATTACATTTGAAGTTAATCAAGGCGGAACTGTGTACACAGTTGAAGCAATGCCTTGGAATGAACAAGCATACTTAGATGACAAAACTGGTGTTCCTATTGATATTGCTCTTAAAGGTAAAAGTATAGAAAAATGTCTGCAAAGTGGAGAGCAAAGTTTATGCACAATTATGAACGGACACTTTGAAGAATTAAAACAACAAAATAAATTATTAGAAGCTGACGAATTTGTTGTTACTTTTCCTAAAGATATTGCAACAAAATTTAATCCAGCACAGGCTGCAAGCACCACTGATTTAGGAGCAACTACAAAAAGCACTACTAGTAGAAGGGGTAGCAGTCTTTTTGGTAGAGTTGCAGCAGGTGCAATAGGAGGAATTATCAGCGGTGGTCTTAGCGGAAATAAAAATATTGGACAAAATGCACTCAGTGGTGCTTTAGGTGGTGTTTTTGGTGGAGGTCTTGGTGGCTTTGGCGGAGGCTTAATAGGCGGCTTGCTAACAAATTTCAAAGATGGAAACACACAAGGATTGTTTGAAGGCATCAGTGGATTTTTAGGCGCACAAGCACCACAAAACTTTGAAAGTTTTCTCAGTATGATTACAGGACAAGTCTTAACCAAAAGCAGTATTGGTGAAAATTTAGCAAGAATAGCACAAGATCCTGCAAGTCTTAACAATTTAGGTAAAGCAAAAATAATTTCTGGTCATGAAGAACAAGGTAAAGCACCTATGGCGCAAACTGGACAAGTTTATGACAAGAAAAACAAAGTTTACACAAGAGCAAAAAACGTAGTTAGTAATGACGAACGTGTTTTTGAATATCCTGCAGGCACAAGTATGATTAAAATCATTGAAGATGTGGTTTTAACTAGTGCTTGGGCAAAAGAATTAAAAGAAAGAGCACCAGACGAAAACGGAATGGTGCCTTGGTTTAGAATTGATGCAGAAACATATTTGAAAGCCAATCAAACACAAGAAAATGTATATGGCGAAGACGCAAAAGTATTTCATTACAAAGTTGTAGAATATATGATACACAGCAGTCACCTGCAAAGACCAAGCGATCCGGGTGTAAATTACAATGCTTTACGTCAAAATGCAATTAAAGAATACAATTATATCTACAGTGGCGAAAACACAGATATATTAAATTTTGATATACAATTTAATGCAGCGTTTTTTCAGTTTTTACAATCTGATTATGGACAAGGAACTGTTGATTTTAAAACAGGCGGCATACAGCAGAACACAGTTGAAAACAAACCCGAAACATTGACTATGAAAACAGAAAATTCTGGTGCATTTAGTGCTAATGGTGCGGTAGTACAAAGTTTTAATCCAAGCTCAAGCACACAAGGCAATGGCGGTGCTGGAATTGATAACAGTAAAATACGTTGGGCAAGACAATTCCATGATAATATTTTAGGTTCGGGCAGCATGGACTTGGTTGAAGTTGATTTGGAAATATTTGGAGATCCGTATTTTATTGTTGACACAGGTATGGGGAACTGGACAGATGAACCAGGAAGTTTAAACAGCACAGCAAATGGACAAGTCGAATATCAACGCAGTGAATGCGATATACTTTTAAACTTTAGAACACCTATTGATTACAATCCGGAAACAGGCGGCATGATATTCCCAGAAGACACAATACCTGTACAACAGTTTAGCGGTTTGTATAGAGTAACAAAAATCACAAACGAAATACGTGGAAATAAATTTACACAAGTTTTAAAACTATTACGTAGAAGAGGGCAACCAGAGGATACAAACACAACTGGCGATAATCCAGTTAAGGTAAGAGATACACAGCCAAACGAAAATATGGCATCTCCATACAAAGGTTAAGACATGGAAAAGAAAACAGCAAGTATAGAAACCTCAGAACAGAAACGCACCGCTGGTATAGTTGAGCCAACAAAAAACCCTGGCCCCTTTATTGCCCGTGTTATCAAACATGCTGATCCATATTATCTTGGTGGTTTAGAAGTTGAATTGTTAAAAACTACAGAAGCAGGCAATGTTGGCGAAACACTAGGACAAACTGCTATTGTTTATTATGCAAGTCCTTTTTACGGTGTAACTGGCGCACAGCATTTAGGCAAAAACGACAGTTATTCAAACACACAAAAAAGCTATGGTTGGTGGGCAGTGCCGCCTGATCCAGGCACACTTGTACTTGTGACGTTTGTTGAAGGCAGTAGAGAGTTTGGATATTGGTTTGCTTGTATACCAGAAAAAGGCATGACCTATATGTTGCCAGGTGGACAACCTGCAACAGAACAAACCAGTGGTAATATTCCAAAAGAATTAAAAGGTAAAAAATTACCAGTTGGAGAATACAACAAAAAAATAACAAAGCCTAGCACAAACAATGTCGTAAAATACAAAAGACCTGTAAATGAAGATTTTGTTAATATTCTCAAAGAGCAAGGCACAGTAGAAGATGATATTAGAGGTATCACAACTACTAGTGCGCAACGTGAATTTCCTAGTGCAGTATATGGATTTAGTTCACCTGGTCCTCTGGATAAACGTGGTGGATCTCCACAAGGTAAAGTTGGCATAAAAGAAAGCCAAGCCACTGTTCACACCAGTAGATTAGGTAGTAGCAGTATTGTCATAGATGACGGGGATGACAAATTTTTGCGTAAAGGATCTCCTGAAGACACACCTTATGAATATGTAAACAAAGAAGCAAGTGAAGCAGGCGGCGATGTAACACGCCCTGCAAATGAAATGATACGTTTCCGCACACGCACTGGTGCGCAAATAATGATCAATACCAGTGAAGATTTGATCTACATTAATAACAGTAGAGGCACTGCATGGATAGAAATGTCAAGTAATGGCAAACTTGATGTTTATGCAAAAGACAGTATCAGTTTTCACACAGAAACAGATTTCAACTTTGTAGCAGATAGAGATATCAACTTTGAAGCTGGTAGAAACGTTAACATGATTGTCAATGAAAACATCTATACCAGTTGCGGCTTGAATTACGAATTGTTAGTAGGTGTTGACGGTAAACTAAAGTTCAAAAACAACTTAGATACAACAGTTACAAATGATATGAAAACACACGTTTTAAATGATAAAGATATTGTTGTTGGAAACGATATGAAAACTAGAGTTGCAAATGATAAAAGTGTTTTAGTTGGCAATGATTTGTTTGAAACAGCCAATAACGATATTAGTATCCTTGCACAAAACAGATTATCATACAACGGTATTGCAGGAGTATCAGGTTTTACCAGTGGTAATATGGAAACCACAGTAAATGGTTATCAACATCTATACATATCCGATGAACTACGTATAACA